AATAAATCCGTCGTGCCCTGTTATAAAAATTCTCATGTATTTCCTATGTTTTAGTTACCCACCAAGAAGAATATGCTTCATCAGTAGTGTGTAAGGTTAAGTTTTCTCGTTCTATAAATTCTGTTACTGCTGGAATAACACCAAACTCTTCAATGTGACTCCTCGCTATGTAGTCGTGTCCTGCTAGTATGCCGCCAACTTTAACTTTTGGATACCACGCATTAATTTCAGATTTAACAGACTCGTATTTGTGATCACTGTCTAAATAAACAAAGTCTATTGTGTTATCAGCAAACGTAGGTGCATAGTTGGTGCCCATTTCTCTTATTATCTTGCTGTTAGTATGACTTAATTCAGTGTTAAATGTTTTAAAGGTTTTCATGACTCTATTGTATAATTCCTCTAAGCTTCGGTTATTTTGAAACTCGAGTAGATTAGGTTTATCGGTATATCCTTCGTATATGTCATACGGGTCTACACCATAAAACGTAGTAGGTTGAAGGTTTTTAATTATAGATCTACTATAAGAACCTCGCCACACTCCTATTTCAAGTGCAATGTTTATATCGCCTAATTGGTGCTTGATTGTTGTTAGCAGTTGTTCTCTATCCATACGTCTATTTATTCGATACTAATTCGAGTTGCCGTAAGTTCTGATAAATAGTGTTATGGGAAAGTTAAAACTATGGAATCCGACTAAGACCAATGACTATAAATTTTTTGATAGGGTAGTTGGTGAACATCTCCACGCTGGTGGAACAGGCATTCATGTACACAAATACATGGGTATCCAAGACGTGGGTGCTTCTACAGACCCAACAAGACCAAGTACAGACGGTGTAACGTCTGATATATTTATTCAAGACTTACTATTTCTAGAAAACAGAGATAGAAAGTACAGCGAGGATATATTCGAAATGATAGGTTCTTACCAGTTACAAGAAAGTGACGGGTTCGACTTAACACAATTTGGAGCATTCCTGGCTAACGACACAGTATTCATTAACTTCCACATTGACACAATGATGGACACTATAGGCAGAAAATTGATGCCTGGTGATGTATTAGAGCTTCCGCATCTCAGAGATGATGCGTTATTAGGCAGTGACGAAGCTATTAATAGATACTATGTTGTACAAGAAGGTGCAAGGCCTGCCGAGGGTTTCGATCCACGTTGGTGGCCTCACTTGTGGAGAGTTAAGTGTGGACCAATAACAGATTCTCAAGAATACAGAGATATACTCGGTACTGGAGAAGATGAAGGTGACTTACGAAATCTACTCAGCAAGTATCAAGATGAAATTATTATTAATGATGCACTATTAGAACAAGCAGAAAATGATGTAGCACAAGACAGTAGAATGTATCAAACTGGTCACTTATATGTTGACCCTAAATCACCAGATAAAGCATACCTTGAACCAAGTGATGGGTCGGCACCGAACGGATTAAGCCTTGTAGGTAGTGGCGCATCGTTCCCAACTTCGGGTACAAGTGATGGTGATTTTTACTTGCGTACAGATTTTTCTCCCCATAGATTGTTTCAAAAGAAAGGAACGAGATGGGTTAAATATGCCGATGACCACAAACGCACATGGGCAACTGCTAATAAAACATTAGCATCGTTTATAAATAACGACACTTATACTATTAACAGTGACGGTGAAACTGTTAAAGAAAAAACAAATCTAAGTCAGGTGGTAGCACCTCGTACAGACACATAGGAGTAGTAAATGTTTGGTTTAGGAAAAGAACAAATGGACAGAGACTCAGTTTTTGAGCAACTAAAAATAGACGAAGGAGTAGTAAATGAAATTTACCTCGATCATCTCGGCTATCCAACTTTTGGCGTGGGCCATCTCGTATTGGAAAGTGACGAAGAATTTGGAGCCGAAGTGGGTACTCCAGTCTCAGAGGATAGAACAAAAGAATGTTTTGAAAAAGACCTCGATACAGCAATCTCAGAATGTGTTGCTTTATACGGAGAAGGGTTTACTGACTGGCCTGGCGTTGCCCAGGAAGTCTTGGTTAATATGATGTTTAACATGGGTCGTGGAAGACTTGGTGGATTTAAAAACTTTAGAAAAGCTCTCGAAGAGCAAGATTGGAAACAAGCAGGAATAGAAGGCAGAGATAGTAAATGGTATAGGCAAGTTACTAAAAGAGCTGAAAGACTAATGGAACGTTTAGAACAGGTATAGTATGACGTACAGACTAAGAGAAAGCAATTTTTTTAAAATATCGGACGAAAATCGTCCTGATCTTGCTGAGCAGTCTGACAGCCCGTTCCCATCAGAATGGGATACCCGTCATAACCCAGAAGGCTTTGTGCTTAGTATTGCAAATGCTCCCAGAAGACATCAGGATAACTTAATAGAAGAATATTCAAAAGACAAAACTGTTATAGATTTAGGAGCAGGATCAGGCTATGCAGGAATTAATGCCTTTAAACATGGTGCAAAATTTGTATATTTTGTAGAATACGATCCGCAGGCTTTCTTAATATTAGATCGTGCATTAGAAAAATTAGGATTTAGTCAAGAGCAATATCGAGTTATAAACAAAGACATAGAAAGATTAACTGTAGAAGATTTTACAGGGCCAGTTCCAGAAGTAGTGTACAGCGAATTTTACGGGCCATGTATATTTGACGAAGGTTTTGTATCTTATACTAGGCATTTAGATAAGTTGTTTCCTAATCTTTATTATGCTCCAGAATTTCAAGCCATGGAAGTTCGTACATGGGACGCTGATTATTCAGTTCCGCCGTGGCCTTACAAACGACCTGAACTATTAGAATCTTTTAAAGTGAAGTTTGCAAACTCAGTATGGGCTTCTCAGTCCATGCCTAAGCATGATCCTATGCCTGAACCGACGCTACCTTATACAACACATGGAATGTTTTATTATAATGCAAACACTAAAAAATTAACTGAAAGTGTTACTGTAGTAACAACAAAACCTGAACAAATGATTGGTTTCTTTCCAATAGAGTTTGGTTGTCATCATGATTATTATTGGATTAACCGTCCAAGGATTGGCTGGTGGGTTAACGAACCAGGCACTTATGTAGTCACAATGGATGTAGCTAATGCATTAAATGGTATGCCTAGAATTATATATCCGGGAGAATTAAGCAATGGCAGGTAAAAATTTAGATTATTGGTATGACGCACAGATAAAACGTTATCTGCTACAACTTGTACGAGTATTCTCAAACTTTCAAGTTAAAGAAATTGTTAAAGGTGCTGAGCGTCTTAACAGAGTTCCTGCACGATATGGTGATATCAGTAGAATGGTAGCTCATATGTTGAAAAACAATTCAGAGAATTCTGTTGCTAATGCACCACAAATTACAGTTAGTGTAGCCAGCATAGGGCAGGCTAAAGAAAGAATACAAGATCCATTCCTAGTTGATACTACTCAAGTAGCAGAAAGAGAATGGGACGTAGCGTCAGGTAAGTATACTTCCGAGCAAGGAAACTTATATACTACACAACGTTATATGCCTGTTCCATACAATCTTAATATACAAGTAGATATTTGGACTACTAATACAGACACAAAATTACAAATACTAGAACAAATATTTGTAATATTTAACCCTGGTATACAGTTACAAGTTAACGACAATCCGTTGGATTGGACCAGTGTGTTTGAAGTAGAATTAACAGATATAAACTGGAGTAGTAGATCATTGCCAGCAGGAACAGACGAAACATTAGACATATCAACATTAACATTTGCTGTGCCTATTTGGATATCGCCTCCTGCTAAAGTTAAAAGACAAACAATTATACAACGCATTGTTAACGACATACACAATGTAGATAGCCTTGCTGACTTAGGATTTGATGGCAGTTATGCTGACTTCTTTGGATCAATTAACGATACTGCAAGTGTTACTGTTACACCAGGCGAGTACAAAGTAAAAGTTATAAGTGGTGGTGCAACATTAGTTAATCCAATGAACGTTGAAGTAAAATGGGCTGACATTATAGAAATGCACGGTGAATTGAGAACAACAAGCAGACTAGAGCTTAATATAAGTGCTGACCCTGAAGAAAGAGAGTTATTAGTTATCGGTAGTATAGCGGCTAATCCAGCAAATCCTAACAACTTAGTATTCAATGTTGATGCTGATACATTACCAACTAACTCATTAGACGCAGTAAATAAAATTATAGACCCAGGTACAAGTAGACCAGGTGATACATTAATTGCTCAAGCAACCGATCAACGATATTTACTAACAGGACCTATATTATCTACATTTGTTGAATGGGGTGGTATCACTGCAAGTGCTAACGATATTGTTCAGTATAATGGTAGTGCATGGTCTGTAGTATTTGATGCTAGTGCAAAAATTGGCACAACTGCACTTGCAACAAATTCACATACATCACAACAGTTTAAATGGACTGGCGTACAATGGATAAGTAGCTGGCAAGGAACATATAACCCAGGCTACTGGAGATTAATACTTTGATTACGGCGGCAGGAGTTGTATTTTTAGCTAAAGACACAGGCAGATGTTTATTGCAACTTAGAAATAGTGACAAGAGATTTAAACACACATGGGGGTTTTTTGGTGGGCTGATCGACAAAGGTGAGACTCCGTTTGAAGCACTTCAACGAGAATTAATAGAAGAAATTGGATTTATGCCTGCATTGAATAAACTTAACCCAATTGATGTCTACGAAAGTAGAGACAAACACTTTTACTATTATAGCTTTGCGGCAGTTGTTGAAAAAGAATTTTCGCCAACGCTTAATGACGAAAGCTCAGGGTACGCATGGGTAGACATAGGCAGATGGCCTCAACCAATGCACCAAGGAGCTAAAGCAACACTAAACAGAAACGGCGGCACCGACAAACTACACAGGATTTTAGAAGTTAATAGTTAACACGTAGGAGTGTACTTTGTCAACGATCATAGATTTTATATGTATTAGGATACAGTCTGAGCTTGAAAAATATGCTAAGACAAGTACGTTGCCTGCTGGACTTTTAGACGGTGTTTTTACTATAGATGATATAGAAGGGTGTATGCAACACTTTACTGCAAGACAAACTAGAATTGCTAGGAAAATAATAAAAGACTACAACAAGCGTACAGGCGAAAGTTTAGAATCGCTTAAAGAAGCACTTAAAAAAGAATATAATGGCCTAGTAAAAAATGCACGAACTAGAGATCCTCAGTTTTCATTTCCACAAATACTTAGAAAATACAGGGCAGACATAAATCCAATTAGAGCATTATATTACGACGCAAGAGATATGGTTAGACGTTATGATCCTACTAGTGAACATCACGTATGGTTAAGTGGAGTAGTAACTGATTTACAGTTTAGTAATGCATTACTTGATGCTTTAGAGTCAGATCTCAAAAAGATAGAGAGATTTATTAAACGATACTACTGGCCTATCTTACAGCACGACCCATCTATTCCATTAGAACTGTTTCATGCAAGACAAGTAAG